AAATCAAGAAACTGATCAGACTTACTGAGGGTTGTGGTGGAGTTTGTAACAGTCCACTGGTTCAACCCTCTGTTAGCCCAATCTGCAAATAAAAGATTTAGTGATCTTCTGGCTGTTACACCATCGTATCCAGTTCGATACTCAAGACCACATCTTTCAAATGCCTCTTCTATATACTCCGCAACATCTGGTTCAAAGTTGCTGCTGCCAGAAGTAGCCATTAATAACTCTTCAATACCTCAACGATAACAGTGTATGTATCAGTGTCACTTGCTCCAATCGTAGTAAACTGGACATCGCCTGTTTTACCAGAACCAGCATCATTTGGTATGCCAGAGAACGAAGAGTAATCATGCATACCATTTGAGTCTGGAGAAAGAGCAATAATCAAAGTATCTGTTGTAGCGTCATTCAAAAGCTCTACACCCATTCCAACGCATTGCCACCAGATCTTTGATATAGCAACTTCAGTGCAGGATGAACCAGCACTGTTTTTTGCAAGCGCGCTTACATCAATCTTTGTAACCGCTGATTCACCTGTCCCATCACTGATATTCGTAAATTTTAATACGGCCTTTCTCTCTCCATCTTGAATGGTTTGAGAAGTTACTGTATCAGCCATAAGTATCTCCTATTACTGATCAGCAAAAGCAGGAGCAGTGGTACTCGTAACATTTCCAAAGATTTGATAATTGGTAGTATTTAAACCAACTATAGTCACATCAAATCCTGCAGGAACATTTAATTGAATACTGCTGTTTGAGCTTCCATTAGAAAAAACACTGCTGATTGAGTCGCCATCTGTATCCAATAAGGTTACACCACCAATGTAAAAGTTTGTGTTCCCTGGTGTGATGATAAGAGCATCAGTTGCATCTGCTGCTCCACCTGCATAAACAAATCTAAACACAGATCCAGCAATCGGTGCTGGTAGTGTATAGGTGTTGTCCTGACCGCCGTCTGGAACAAGCAAAATTCTGCCACTATGCGTTGCATTAGTTAGCGTTACGTTTCCATCAGAAAGGCTGACGGGTCCATCACCAAGGGTAACAATCTCAGTGATTGCACCAGTTGATGAACTTTTGCTAACGGTTTTTAGAGTGGACTCCGATCGAATCGGTCCAGTGAAGGTTGAATTAGCCATATATGTCTCCTGTCTTGGCTATTGTCAGGCGCGGTATGCACCTGTCAGGGATACAAGTTTTATACAGTAAAAAAAGAAAAGGGGCAACAAATGCCCCTTCTCATCAATGTTCCATGTGGAACATTACGCTCCTTGAGAACCAAACACACAACGTGGGTTACTGAAGCCGAAGCTATAACGCTCACGAGCCTTGTATCTCACATTACCTGTGTCGAAATCTCCTTCCATAGAAGTTGAAATCGGAGTTCTTTCAAAATGCTTAAAGCCGTCTGGAACGTCAGTCAAAATGAAGAACGCATCAGTGTCAGTCAAGAAATGGTTGACTGCATAACCTTGCGGCAGCAGACCCATGTTCCTGATTGCGTTGATGTCGTTGTCGGAAGTTCCGACTCGTCCAGGTGACTCTAGAAGCCTATCAGCGACAAACTGAAGTTGAGGAGGAACAATCAACTTGGTTCCCTGTAGGGCCAAGATCATGTTTCGATCGTCAACAAAAGTGCTGATGCTGATCAAAGCATTTTCTAAAGATGTCTCGTTAAGGTCAGCCATCGTCGTTTGACGATTAGCAAGCGTACCACCACCAGCTAATGGGTGGCTGGTGTTGATCAAAGACACTCCGTCACCACCCGTAAAGCTAGAGCTAAACGCATTGTTCAATACGTTAGCAGCTTTAACTTGCTTGGTGTGAGCCATACTTCGGGCCAGAGCCTTCGTATAACGTGCGCCAAGGCGGTCATAAAGATTATCTTCGACTGCTTCTTCCGTTAACGCGAAGCCCAGAGCGATTGTTTCATGCGTATAACGCGCTGTGAAACCTTCACTTGCACTGTCGTAGTTAACAGATTGACCTTCCGATTTGGTTTCAGCATTGCCGAATCCAACTATTAAGACTTCTTCTTCAAACGCTCTGTCAGAAGCTTCTGTCTCAAAGATCTCAGCATGCTCGTTTTCATAACGCGCATACTCCATGCCAAATAAAGCGTTGAGTCCTGGCTCTAGCTCTTTGGCTAACTGTGCTCTTGAAATAGCCATTAGTTATCCTCCTAAGCTAATCCAGCGCCTTTAACGCCAAATATATGGTTTTGAATAACAACTAATACGTTGGTGTTTGCCGAAGCAACATCTGAGTTCTCAGGGTCACCTGAGATATCAATTGCTTTCAGCGGCAAACTCGTACCAGTTGCGCCAGTTGCTACATCCAGTTCTGAACCAGAAATACCAGTTACGGTGCTTCCAGCAGAAGTATAGACAATATCGAAGTTGCCGAATAAATCGGCTACTGGGAATGTATCGTCTGCTTGAATTTCAAACACAACATTCGGATCATCAATGATAAATGCAATGATGTCAGAAGCGTTTGTGCTTGCTGGATAATAGTTGCTAAACACTTGCTCACTAGTAGTGGGGTCCGTGTACATGCAACCATTGAAAACGCCGACAATCGGCACAGTTCCACCGTCAGCGTGTACTTCTACACCACCTCCGGTTACCTGGGCAACCATGTCGCCCTGGAAAATACTCGTGCCATAGTTTGCGGCGATTCGATATCGGCTCTGTCCACCAGTATAGACTCCACCGCCTATCATTCTGGATGGACGCATGCCAAATGCGGCATCATTATTAGCCATCGCGTTGCCTCCTAAAAATTAAACACAATCAAAAAGATTAAGTTTTACCCTTACCAAACGAAACCTGCGTTTTCCTTTCTCTCGTCATGGGCATCGCAGGGTTCTCCTCGCGCATCAAATCGTTATCAACTGCTCTCATTTGATTTTCGGTTTGCTGCTCAAAATAAGCATTACGCTCATTTACTGTTTCCTCTGGAATCTTGGAAAGCATAAGACCTCCGTGACCAACGGTTCCAGCATGTTTACCGTCATCAATGACAGGCAATTCATAACCTTCTACCTCTGAAGGCTTAACAGGCTCAAAGCCTTCTCTAAGCCTCATATGCACATTGGTTTTATCATCCTCTCCGCGAACTTGCGTTCTGATCCACCTGTAGACCATTCCATCAGGTGCATCTGGAGCATCCAGATATTGTGGCCGTGACCATGGTTTTCTTGCAGCCCCACTGGACCGTGAAGAAGCATTCCTTGGAGTTCTATTAGATCCCTTTCCTGTTTCTTCGCTCATGATCTCTGTAACCTCATTTTTTGTTTTGCGTATTCCTTGAACGGAACTCCTAGCTTCTTAGCAAGTTGCTGTTCGCTAGGACTCAACTCAATCCTACGATTATTTTGATTGCGTCCACTTCCAGTTGTGCGCGATCCAGAGACTACTTTTTGGACGTTAGTTTCGTCTCCCGCGATGTTAAACTTATGGGGGAAAGCATCCCTCATATGCTTATCTATTTGAGAATAGTATTCATCTGATTCCAAGTCAATCTGCGTTGCAGCCAATCGATTGTGAATTGCCATGACTTGATCAGTCATTGCCTGGTCAGATCCAAACCATTCATTCTCTTCTGCCCACTGTTGAGCTCTTGCAGAAGGCTCTTGATAGACAGGTTGATTCTGTGGTTGTCCGTAGACAGGATTGGTAAGACCTTGCTCACGTTGAAGCTCTTCAAAGCTTTGTTCCTGGCTGGATTGTTGGTCCTCTAGCCACTCCTGGTATTTAACTTTGTAGTCTTCATAATCCTGCTTGTATTTATTAAGCGCCGATCGATCAGCTTCTGCTTGTGCAATAAGTTGTTGAGCATCTGCCATTCTGTCTGGGTCACCAGATTCGTATGCAGACTTATAAGCATTCTTTGCAGCTTGTGCCTGAGTTTCTACCCTAGTTTCAAACTCATCTCTATAGCCTTCTTGAAGGCGCATATTCTCTTGAGATGATGATTGTTGAGAACTAAGCAGTTGACCTGAAAGGTCTTTGTTCTGCTCCTGCAGTTCTTTTACATACTGCAGTGCTTGTAGTTCTCTTCTTTGAAACTCTTTTGCTTGCGCGACAGCTTTGTTTATTCTGTCTTGAGAAGTCCTTGTTCTACGCTCTGCTTCAGATATTTCTTCATCTTCATCTATTGGCTTTGCATCAAAGTCTTCTTTGACTACATCTTCTGTAATCGGTTCTATTTCTTGAACATCCTCTTCATCAAGGTCAATTACCGCGACATCTTCGGATGTTTCTTCTTCTACTCTTCTGTTTTCTGGAAGCGAGGCTTTCTCAATATTCTCATCATTAAGATTAGCCAGAGCTTCGGTTAGTGTTTCTTCAGCCATGTTTTCACCTATGCAGATTTAATATCGTCTGGATTTAGTATTGTTCCGATCACTTCATCATCGTTAATAATTCTGACTTCGTGATCATCTTCTAGTGCGAAACGAGCTCC